ATGAACTATGTGAAAGCGATAATATTGTCGATGATCTTGACGCACTTATCGATATTCTTGTTGTCACTATTGGTGCTATACATAGTCTAGGTGCCAATGCCGAAGGTGCATGGAATGAAGTTATGCGCACCAACTTTGCCAAGATTGACCCAGTCACTGGTAAAGTTCGCAAACGTGCGGATGGCAAAGTACTCAAGCCTGAAGGTTGGACTCCACCTAACTTAGAACCATTTACAAATTCCAAGGAATAATTCACTATGTTATTGCAAGATCGCATCACTGCCTGGATCAAAGACTATGCCGAACAAGCCGGCATGCAAACTCTAGTAATAGGAGTATCCGGTGGTATCGATAGTGCTGTGGTATCTACGCTATGTGCCCGCACAGGATTATATACCATGGCTGTGAGCATGCCCATTCGTCAGAGTGCCCACACGCATGATCTCAGTGTGCGACATGGCCAGTGGTTAAAAGATAACTTTGAACTGGTAGATCATTACACCATCGATCTCACTCCTACCTTTGAGCAGTTTCGAACAGCCACTCGAGTGTTTGGCGACGAACTGGCCTGGGCAAACAGCCGTAGTCGCCTGCGCATGATGACGCTGTACCAACTCGCTCAGTCCAACTCAGGACTGGTAGTGGGCACTGGCAACAAAGTTGAAGATTTTGGCGTGGGGTTTTTTACCAAGTACGGCGACGGTGGAGTGGACCTCAGCCCCATCGGTGATCTGCTCAAAACCGAAGTTTGGGACCTGGGCCGCGAACTGGGAGTCATGCAAGAAATCATTGATGCGGCCCCCACCGACGGGCTCTGGGAGGATGGACGCACTGATCAAGATCAACTGCAAGGATTGACTTATCAACAGTTGGAACTGGCCATGGCACAAGATGAACAAAATCTGCGGCCGGCCACAGACGAGCAGGCCATGGCACTGTATCAATATCGTAAAATCCGTGCCCGTAGCCTGCATAAAATGAATCCTATTCCGGTATTCAAAAAATCTTAGGCGCTGATCGTTGCCGATAAATTAGTATCTACACCATTTCAAGGATCAGCATGCAAAAAATAGGATTTATTGGTATCGGAAAACTAGGCCTTGATTGTGCCGAAGTATTTGCAGAAAAATACGAAGTACGCGGCTATGACATCTACCCACGCACTAGCGACACTGTAGAAGTATGTTCAGCCCAAGAAACCATACAAAAAAGCGATTGGATTTTTATTGCCGTTCCGACTCCGCATGCCCAAGGCTATGATGGATCGGTGCCCAGTTCACACATGGAACCTCGAGACTTTGGACACGATGCAGTCAAAGATGCCATCCATAAAATCAATGAATTTGCTGACACCCCTAAAAAGGTAGTGCTGATATCCACAGTATTACCCGGCACTACCCGTAGACATTTTATCAATCTTTTGGCTCCACAACATCAGTTCTTGTATAATCCATATTTGATCGCTATGGGGTCGGTCAAATGGGACATGGTCAACCCAGAAATGATCATGATCGGCACCGAAGACGGTGCTTGGAATGGTGTTGCAGGCGAGCTAAAAGCTCTGTACGAAACCATCATGCAAAACAATCCTAGATATGAAATTGGGACCTGGGACGAATGCGAAGCCATCAAGATCTTTTACAACACATTTATTTCAGCCAAGGTCGGCCTAGCCAACATGATCCAAGACTTTGCTATACGCATTGGCAACATCAACGTGGATGTGGTCACAAATGCTTTGGCACGCAGTACCATGCGCATCATGGGACCCAAGTACATGACCGCAGGCATGGGCGATGCTGGTGCTTGCCATCCACGCGACAACATTGCCTTGCGTTGGTTAGCTGAAGAATATGACATTGGTTACGACTTGTTTGATACTATCATGCTGGCTCGAGAAAAACAGGCAAAAAATCTTGCTGAGTTTTTGGTTTGCCACGCCGCAGATAAAAATCTCCCCATAGCCATACATGGCAAAGCCTACAAACCCGATGTTGAATATTGCATCGGCAGTTATAGTACCTTGGTAGGTTACTATGTCAAAGAACTAAGACACTCAGTGGTGTATCTTGATCCTTTGGCCGATGACCCCACCGATGTGGTCTCGAATCTGGGCGGCAAAGCCCACGTGATACTGTGGGCACACAATCGCAAGATCACCTATGAGTACACCGGAGACCAAGCAGACACCCAACCTTACTGTGAGATTCCCCAAGGATCTGTGATCGTGGATCCATGGCGCAAAATGGAACTCACAGGCAACCATACCGTGATACACTACGGTAACACCAGGATCAACCAACCACGATGAATTTATTTGATCGATTCTTCAAGAAGAAACCCGAAAAACCTGACAAGCCAGTAGAGCCCAAGGAAAAATCCGAAAAGGTCAAAAAATCCGCCAAGGATCTGGCCACCGAACGAGGTGAGCCTTATGTGGCCATACTCAGCATGGAGATTGATCCTGAAAATGTACAAAATGGTGCGTTTGAACTAGATTGGAACGACAAGTTTGTGGCCAATCTTATACGTGCCGGATATCAGATGGATGCCAAAGACACCGATGCCGACATAGTGGATCGTTGGTTTACCGCGGTGTGTCGTAACATAGTGTTGGAAACCTACGAACAATATGAGGCCATGAATCCCGAACGCGATCGTCTTGTCAAGACCCGCGACCTCGGCGATGGAAGAAGCGAAGTCAGTTGATAAAAAATCAACATGATTTTATATGTCAACGGTGATAGCAACAGCCTCGGAACTGATCTAACTGATTCAGCAGATTCCTGGGCCGCAGTGTTGGCTCAACGGCTAAAGTTACCGTTGATCAATCAAGCCAAAGCCGGAGCCAGCAACGCCAGGATCCTGCGCACCACACAAGAATATCTCGCAACAACAGATCAAGCTCTTGTGATAATCGGATGGACCAGTTGGGAAAGAGAAGAATGGTCTTATCTTGGACAGTATTATGATGTCAATGCAGGTGGATCCGACAGACTTCCTGCCGAGCTGAGAGAACGCTATAAAATCTGGATCACAGACAGCGATGCTATATCACAACAACGCAAATCTAAAATCATGCACGATCATATATTTGATTTGCATCAAGACCTAGTCATGAAAAAAATCAAACACATATTTTTCAACGCGATCATGCCATTCCAGCATGATCACCACGGCGAGATCAAAAACTGGAACCATTGTTTTATCGGTCCCTACGACAATCACAGCACTTATTTTTGGTTTCTAAAAAGCGCCGGGTTTGAACCAAATGAAAAATTCCATCATACTCAAGCGGCCCAACAGTGTTGGGCCAGTTTCCTTGGTGATTATATCAAACAGCAGAACATATTATGATACTCTATGTCAATGGTGACAGCCACACTGCCGGGGCTGAAGCAGTAAATCCACATGCATTTGCCGAGGACGATGGAAACCTGGCACATTTAGGACGTTTACCACATCCGGATAATCTGGCGGTGAGTTGGGGCAAACAAGTCGGCTTGGCTCTACGTGCCAGCTTCCATTGTGATGCAGAAAGCGCCAGTTCGAATGCTCGCATACTGCGCACCACACGTCAATGGATCTCAGGTCCCGGTAAACACCATCCTGATCAGTTGATTATCATACAATGGAGTACCTGGGAACGTGAAGAGTGGTTGCATAACAAAATCTATTATCAGGTGGGAGCCAGCGGTACAGATCATGTGCCGCCAGCTCTGCAGGAAAAATATCGTCATTTTGTGATCAACACCGACTGGGATCTAAAAACGCAACAGGCCCATGATGAAATATGGCAACTACACCAAGAGTTAGAAACACAGGGCATTCCACACATATTTTTCAACGGCAACAATGATTTTTCCAAAATAGCACCCAACCATCGCAAGGATTGGGGTGCCAGCTATCTAGGTCCCTATGATCCTAGTCAGACCTATGATGCCCAGATACGGGCACAGGGTATTCAAACAGTGATGCCAGGATCCTGGCATTTTGGACGTGATGGACATGCGGTTTTTGCCCGTAAAATGCTGGAATACATCATAAAAAACCAATTCGTTTGACACTTTACCCGTTGTGTGTTAAACTAATGGTATGAAATATATCCTGATCGACACTGCCAATCTGTTCTTCCGCGCCCGGCATGGTGCTTTCCGTGCCGCAGATACCTGGGAAAAAGTGGGATTTGCCCTGCACGTCACGCTGATGGCTGCCAACAAAATGGCCCGGCGTTTTGAAGCAGATCATGTGATTTTCGCCCTAGAGGGCCGTAGCTGGCGCAAGGACTTTTACAAACCCTACAAAGCCAACCGTGCTGTGGCCCGTGCTGCATTGACCGAAGCTGAAGCTGAAGAGGACAAGCTGTTCTGGGATACCTATGATAGCCTGACTAAATACTTGAGTGAGAAAACCAACTGTAGCGTGATACGATGTGCTACAGCTGAAGGCGACGACATCATAGCTCGCTGGATCGCATTACACCCACAAGACGAACACGTGATTATCAGCAGTGACACTGATTTCGTACAGTTGTTGGCTCACAATGTCACTCAGTACAACGGTATTACCGATGAGTTACACACCATCCAGGGCATCTTTGATGCCAAAGGCAAAGCAGTCATTGACAAGAAAACCAAGGAGGCCAAGACCATTCCGGATCCTCAATGGTTATTGTTTGAGAAATGCATGCGTGGCGATGCCTCCGACAATGTGTTTTCCGCATTCCCAGGAGTTCGCACCAAGGGCACCAAGAACAAGGTCGGCCTACAAGAAGCCTATGCCGATCGAGACAAAAAAGGTTATGCCTGGAACAACTTGATGTTGCAACGCTGGACTGATCCAGATGGTGCAGAACATCGTGTGTTGGATGATTATGAACGCAACCGTCAACTGATAGACTTGACCGCACAACCCAATGAAATCAAAGAGCTGGTAGATGGTTGTATCCGCGAACAGATTTCACACAAGGATGTGGGACAAGTAGGAGTACGATTCATGCAGTTCTGCGGCAAGTACGAACTCAACAAGTGTTCCGAGAATGCTGAAAGTTTCGGACGCTGGATGAATCAAACATACAAAGGAGTGCTAAATGACCTTGATAGCTAAACCAGTGGTCGACAAACAGTTTTGGATTCTGCAAGACGGTAACCAGAAGGTAGGCAATGTAGAAGCTTGTGCCGGAGGATACCAGGTAAAAATCCATGATCAGATCGCGCAGTTCAAAACCATCCGTATGGCAGCGAGGCAGATCAACATCGAGTTTGAACCTGCACACAAACGTCCCAAGGCTCGGCCCACGGTCGACCAGGTGCATGGATATCCAGTGTCAGGTCGTGTGTACAATCCCACCTGGGATGTTCTCAAGCAGTTGCCTATATACACACAATCTCCCAAGAGCAAGAGTTGGATCGCAGCCGGTTGGTATCGTGTACGTCGAGGACGCCATTGGCAAACAATGTTGGCTCCAAAACTTTTGGTGATACAACGCTATCCTTACCAAGGACCTTTCGCAAGCAAGGAGCAGGCCGATGACCATGCACTTACAAAAGTTTGTTGATCGTGTGCGTGGGCACGAAGCCAAAGGTGCCAGAGAACTGATCATGAGCATGACCGAAGCCAAGGATCTGCATGCAGACATCACTCGATTATTGATCCTACTTCAGACTTTACAAGAACAAAACACATCCAAATCCTCCGATAGTGAGGTTATAAAGGTGGAAATCACCGGAGGCCAGTTCTAAAATATACCTACATTTTGAGATAAATAAATGTAGGAGTATAATGAATGAGCAGGCCTAAACCTAAAGTATTGATTGAAGTAACAAACAAGAGTACCTACAAGACTGAGCAAGTGTTGGCCTCAGAAGGCGTGTGGGCAGTTTTCTATGACTCAAAACCCATCAACCTCAAGACCTCCAACCTTTTGGTACAGTATCCTGGCCCCAAGTACAAAAAAGTATCTTTCTCTAATCCCGGCCATGCCAAGAATCTAGCCAAGAAACTCAACCAACAGTTCCGCACCGACAAGTTCTCAGTGGTGTTGCTGACCGCAGGCGATCAGGTATATCCTTGAAGTGCGAGACAAGCGACGACTGACCCAGGAACTGGTTCGTCAGCTGGGTCCACAATCCGACATCACCTCGACACAGGCCATGAACACCTGGTGGTACAACATCAGGAAGAGTGGTGGCATGAGATTAACCGCCCTGGGCTATCATGTGTTTTCGGAACTGTTAGATCTAGCTCGATATGAATGGGTCATCACAGATCCTCTCAAGTTTGATCTGCATGTGATCTTGGCCCTGGATAGAAAAATACAGATGCCTTACTATATCTTGGCCACCAAAGGTGTGCCTAAAAAAATCATATTTTTTGGTAGCCAAGAAGCAGTGTTGGTTAATCTCTATGGAGACCTTGACAAGTTTCTTGACAACTACCAGACTTGATGTTATCATGTGTTAGACCATGTACAAATTTGAGCAAAACGACAAACTAGGATTCTATCGACTGGGCGAGGACAAGTTCCACAACAAGGTAGTTGCCTTGATCGAAGGTACCAAAAGAAATCAGTTTCCAGAATGGAACTTCAATCGTGATGTGTTTGATCGGGTAGACTGGACGCAAGAGCCCACGGTAGAACTGCGCGAACTATATCGCATACGAGCACAACAACTGAGAGATCAGTATGATTACATACGCCTGGAGGTGTCAGGCGGTGGCGACTCTTCCACAGTGGCTTACAGCTTCGTAAAGAATGGCATACATCTCGACGAAGTAGTGTTCCGCTATCCCAAGACTGGTGAGAAAAACGTCACTGATGATCCGTTTAATACCAAGCCCGAAAACACGCTCAGTGAATGGCGATATGCTGCTCAACCCTTGTTGGACTGGATAGCAACACACAGCCCCAAAACCAAGATCACCATGCACGATTACAGTGAAGACATGCTGAACAGTCGCCATGATGAAAGCTGGGTATACATGACTCGAGATTACTTCCAGCCCGGGCACCCATTCAAGTTTACTGTGGCTGCTGTGGATGATCATAAACGAACCTTGGATCAAGGTCTACGAGTGTGTCAGCTGTATGGTGTAGACAAACCCAAGATCTGTATCAAAGACGCCAAATGGTATGTGTATTTCATGGATATACAGGCCAACTCGGCCAACCCTGTGATCGGTGATTACACCAACATAACCAATGAATATTTTTATTGGACTCCAGATCTGCCCGAGCTGATCGCCAAACCTGCACACATGATCAGATCCTGGTTCAACTTGGAAAGCAATCGCTATCTACAACATCTGGTGCGCTGGCCCAACTATAGTTTTGCGCAACGTACCACGTTTGAGCACATCATCAAGCCTCTGATCTATCCGGACTACGACCCTACCACGTTCCAGACCTCCAAGCCCACCAACAGTTTCTACAACGAAATGGATCACTGGTTCTACACCAACTTCCAAGATACCCATGCCTATCGAACCTGGCAGGCCGGTCTGCAACACTTGGTCACCAACATAGACGCCAAGTATTTCAACTACGAACTGGGTCGTCCTGTGGGCCTAGTAGGATTCATCAGTCCATTCTACTATCTAGGCGATGCCAGCTTTGTAGATCCAGGAATCAACACACACTTCAAATTCTAGAATAAATAAAGTCAGCAACGCCAACAGTCAGTTGACGTCGGACCTCAAAGACGCCTTGGGTAACTACCCATTTACCACTGTGATACACGTGGAACGCCGCCCGTAGCAGAATTCCTCTGCCAGCTAAAAACACTAACAATGGAGAATATCATGCAACTGCATTCTAAGCGTTGGACGCTGACGCACGACCTTTTTGACTTTACCAAACAGGCTAGGAAAACCCTGAGCCTATGTTTACAATACAAACATATGAAAAACTATTTTTTATCCATCATCCTTGCTTTTTTCACACTAAACGCTATGGCCAAAGAAACAGTGACCATTGTGTATTCCTGGGGTCCTGGTGATACAGCTGCCAACTTCCACAGGACCTTGGTAGAATCTGCCAACAAGATCCAAAACAAGTACCAGTTCTTGTTTGACACCAAACCTGGTGCCGGCGGAAGTATAGCTGCCAATCATGTGGCCAACACCCCCAATACCATTTTGGCCACTGCGTCGGCATTTTTTATCCGACCCAACTTCTTCCCCACAGAAAGCCATGACCTCGGAGCATTCCGTGAGCTTATGCCTCAGTGCAGCGCTCCGGCAGTGATCACCAGCGCCAAATATCAGAACTGGAAAGATGTGCCCACAGATCGTCCTCTGACCATTGGTGTCAGTGGTATGGGCACCACCACACATCTCATCGCTACCCAGGTGGCCAAGAAATACCCCCAGATGACTGTGGTAGCATTCAAGAGCACCACCGAAGCCTTGTTGAGCGTGCTCAGCAACAGCACAGACTTTGCGGTAAACTTTCTAGGTGACAGCGAGCAATATTCTAAACCAGGTGCTCCAAGACAGGTATACCTCTTGGGACTTACCGGCGAAAAAACTGTGTCAGGTGTGGCTCCTTTGATCACTCAAGGATTTCCTAAGAGTCTGGCACGCATGGATGTGCCCGCACAGTTATTGGTTCCAAAGACCATGGCAGACGCACGATTTACAGAACTACGTGACATCCTGGTAGCAGCTGGTCGTGCGGAAATCGTGCAACAGGCCTTTGCCAAAGACTATTGCCAAGGGTTGAATCAAATGCCCACAGCTCAGTTACAACCCTACTATAATATGCAGGTCACTGAGTGGCAAAAGTTGAGCTCAGGAGTCAGCCTAAAGTAACTAAATACTTAGGTTATGGAACAGGTCAAAAAACCAATACCAGAATATTATTTTTCTGAGTCAGAATGGAATCGACTAGGCTGTGGCCCGTTGCCAGAAGAACGTGATCGCAGCCGGCAACACCAAGACACACATGCTCGTGGCAACCCCAAGGTTGACAACAATCATGTCAAAGGGTATAATTAATACAGTTTCCAATTTCGTTAAAATTGGTGGTGGGTCGGCTAGATTTAATACTATGTTAATCTTTGACGTGTAAAATACGCTACATAATATGTAGGAGATTAACATGTGTAACTGTTTGATTTTTGCGTTGTGGATGCGATTTAGATGGGGCGGCAGTATTCGTTGGCATCGTAGTCGTACCTGGTTGGGTTTTCACAATACCTGGGTTAGTCCCAATGGCAAAGTGTTAGAATATACTTTGGCTCGTCCAAAGCGTCAACCATGGTGGTATGTTCCAATATGCTATCGTGGTGTGATAAAAGAATTGTTGTAATCCCTTCGAAATGAAGGCATGTTGGACGGCGGTTCGATTCCGCCCAGGTCCACCAAAAGAGAATTGTATGAACGAGACTGAACTAAAACTTAGAGAAATGTACATACAGACTGCAAAGTCTATTGTAGCATTTATTCGAGCAAGACACTTCGGTCACTGTTAAGTTTTCTTTTGATGGGCCTGACTAGGTTTCGACAGCGTGAGATAGTGGAGACGGCAACACGGTAGGCGATGACCGTAAATCAAGCAAATCTCGTAAATGCAAACGCATCTAACGACGAGGTTTTCGCTCTAGCAGCGTAATCTCCGGGGCAACTATGCCTTGTTACCCAAAATAGTTCAAAAAGCCCGGGAAACCGGGCTTTTTATTGGCCACTCAGTAAAAACCACTAAATACATTGTTGGGTGATCACCCAACATTCTCTAAATAAAGGAAATTTCAAGCATGAAAAAACTATTATTGGCATTAGCCTTGTCAGCTGGCTTTGTGACCACAGCGTCAGCTCAACTCACTGGTAACTTGGGTTTGACCAGTGATTATCGTTTCCGTGGTGTTAGCCAAACCCAAAATGCTCCTGCAGTTCAAGGTGGCATTGACTACGCACACAAGAGTGGTTTCTACATCGGTAACTGGAACAGCTCAGTGTCTAGCCAAGTCTACACCAATGGTGCTGGCCTTGAAAGTGATGTATATGCTGGTTTCAAGAAAGATGTCTATAATGGCATCACCATTGACATTGGTAGCTACAACTATTTCTACCCACGTGCCACAACCACAGCTGCCACAGGTTCAAACTTTGATACCTATGAAGCATTTGCTGGCGTAGGGTACAAAGATATTGTATCGGCCAAATACAGCCAGACTCTGGGCAAAGGATACTTTGGTACTGCCAATGCTCGTGGCACCAGCTACACACAAGTCGATGGAAAATTACCTTTGGTTAAAAATCTAGCAGTGGTAGCACATTATGGTCGTACCAATGTGGCCAACAACACCACTTCTGATTACAACGACATCAATGGTGGTTTTGTTCTTACGTTGCCTAAAGAGTTTGATCTCAGTGTCAAGTATTATACCAATACTTCCACGACCACAGCGTTCGAAACAGCCAACACTGTGAATGGTCAGAAGCTCTACAAAAATGCTGTAGTAGTAGGCTTGACAAAAACTTTCAACTAACTTTTGAAAGTATGCAAAAAGCTCCTTCGGGAGCTTTTTTTACGACTAAGTATTCACATGTTTGACATCATTACTGTGGTATTCTCCCCAGAGTTGGATTCTCTTAGACTACAAGCCCGTAGCATAGATCTCTATGTAGAGAACGTAGATTCAATATTGGTCATTGTCAATGATGATGCAGGGTTAGGTCAGAACATTGATCCTGCCTGGTGGGGTCGCTATCAACAACATGTCAAACTGATAAATCGCAACAGTTTTGGAAACCAATGGTCCAGCAACGGGTGGGTTAACCAACAGGCACTTAAACTGCTGACCTCTGCACAATCGCCGGATTGGGCGATCATATTAGATGCCAAGACTGTGTTTGTACAACCTTTGGAAGATTTGAGTACGCGACCAAGTGTGGGGCAACTGGATGTGTATCCAGTATTTGAACCTAGTCGACGCATAGCCAACAGTTTGTTTGGCATAGATCTCAACAAACAACTGGGACCTGGCGGTGTACCATTTGTGATCAACGGACCGCTGACCCAACAAATGATACAGTGGATCGAATCTCACACTCGCCAATCTTTTGCCACGTGGTTCCAAGATCAAGGACGACTCACTGAGTTTATACTGTATTCGGCCTGGGTAGTATTTCGCACTGGTTCTTTGGATTCAATCTATGAGGTCTCGATCACCAACATAAAACCAGTCAATGTGTGCCACAGTGAAGTGGCTAGATTTGAACACAAGTTACAAGAGATGTCATCAGCCTCCACAGTAAGCATACATAGAAACGCCTGGAGCCAGCTCACAGACAATCAACAACAACGGTATCTAGAGTTTTTACGCAACCGAGGCATACAATGAAAGCCATGGTCATGGTAGCACATCCTGATGATTGTGTGATATTCGCCTATGGATATGTGTACAATCATCCAGAATATTCATGGACCATATGCTATCTGACCTATACCCAAGATCATGCTCGAGCACAGGAGTTTATAACATTTTGGCAACGACGGAATGTGCTCACAAAATTTTTAGGTTATCCGGATCAATGGAATCATGAACATAACTGTCCAGGGGAAATCAATAGTGATCAGGCCACCCAGGACATACAACAAGTTATAGCAGATCAAGATCTTGTGATCACTCACGGAGCCAACGGAGAATATGGCCACCCCCATCATGTGTTGGTACATCAGGCCACTGCCGTGCATCCGCACAGGATAACATTTGCTGCTCCTGGGCAGGGCAATCTTAAATACTCAGTTGATGCTTTGGCCTATGATCTCTCGGAGTTGCCCATGCACCGAGATATCATCGTAGGATTCCACTCAACACATCATACCAACGAGTATCATCAATGAAAAACAAACTAATGATAGCCGGTTGCAGTTTCAGCGCCACAGCACAGCCTCGAGACGGAACTAGCTGGAGCGAACTCTTGGCTGATCAGCTGGGATGGGATCTAGTGAATCTGGCTCGACAGGGTTGTAGCAATGGTGGGGTGCGCATACAGATAGAAGAAATACGTCGCCAGCGCCCGGCATTTGCCATTGTTACTCCGACATTTTGGGATAGGATGGAGATACCGGCCCAGTCTGCACCTTATGACTGGCAAGACACAACTAGTACCGGATGGAGTCCAAGATTGGAACAACATCTACAAGATCGCACAATCAAAAATGGATACTGCCGAGAAGACGGTATTGACAATGTCAACTATGGTCGCAACAACTACAACATGATCTGCGAAACCATCTTTACTCTAGCAGAAAATATCCACAGTGATTACCGATCTAGAGACATTGATCCAAAAACTCAGCAGGCCATGAAACTCTATATTGATCAGTTGTATGACAGTGAGTGGAAAAAACAACAGGATGAATGGATCATTGTTGAAGGTATTCTGCAACTGTATCTGGATGATATTCCATTCATAGTGAGTCCTGTGTTGCTGTGGCCGTTTGACCCAGATCACCAAGATCAATGGAGATCAGCATTTCCACACCTGATTCCTGATCATTATATCATGTATGACAGCAAAGAAAGTGTGTTGTCTGTGAGCGGTCATTATCCTGTGCAAGGTCGAGATCCAGGTTATCATACCAGTGTGCAAGGACAACAAGTCATAGCGTCAAACTGGTATCGTCGCATGACACAAGATCACGGAATACAATAATGTTTCGTCAACTGGTGGTCAATGGAGACAGTTATATGGAGGCCTATGCTCAGGGTGATGGGCATGTGGATCTAGGTCGGCGATTGGGCATCGATCAATGTCACAGCCTGGCCATTGGCGGCAGTCCAAACTCAAGATTGATACGTACCACACTCAAGCACAGTTATTGCGCTGAACAACCAACTTTTTATGTTTTAGGCATAGGGTTCATCAGCCGTTGGGAAGTGCCTATACTCAATGCCGACGATGACAGTTTTGAAGGCCGTTGGACCAATCCTCAAAATCAAGACTATCGAGATCGTTGGCAACGCGAATGGGGGCGTAGAGAAACCGAAAGACTGATTGAACTCAAACTCAATGCAGACATGTGGAGCATCTTGGATCGATTTGAAGATCTCATGTACAATCTTCTCAGTTTGGTCGATAGTCTACACTCGCGAGGACACGGTATTGTGATGTATCAGCAGGCCGACAACTGTTATCATGATTGGCTGGATCATCCCAAGATGTCCAGATTAAAAAACAATCCTGTGTTTGTAGATGGGCTAGCCTGGAGATCAGTGCAGTGGCAACTCAGCAATGGTGTACCACCGATGAAATATGCCATGGAAGTTTATCATGTGCCCGACGACATGCGGCATCCTAAATCAGGTTGTCATGATTTACTGAATGAGTTTTTGACTCAGTATATCAAAGACCATCAGTTGATCTGAGATTTTCCACAACTGTTTACACAACCATACAATCGACCTTGAGCTATGCTAGATTTGCTCCAGGTCTCTTCCACTCTATCAAACCAGGACATGCAGTGTGCTAGATCATACTCTAGTGCATTGTTTTCTGCCACCAAAGGCCTAAGTTGACTGTTACCGGGATGATGCATGGTCTCGGGATAGAAACCCAAGAAACAACAAGGCCATACGGTACCGTCCGCAGCAATATACAGTTCCTTCTGACGTTTGTGCTGGCAAGTTAGATCCAAGGGCACGGTGTCTTTGTCACAACTCACGGTTTTAGGATCAAACCAAGTTACATGATGTTCCAACAGATTTTTGACATCAGGTGGGCGGAGTTGATCCTGTAAAGTATAAGGTTGTCCGAGCCAATGACTAAATTTTCCACTCCTGGTATATACCGGACCACGGTTGCGTCCTTCGTCGATGTTTTCAAACCCAATAAATCCTAGATCTCGACACAGTTGGCGGCAAGCAGATTCCTGATGACGATTGTGATCAAAAGGAATGAAACGCCACAGTGCCTGACCACCTGCGTCAATGAATGCTTGTGCATTACGAATCACTGTGTGCCAGTTGGTGTCTTGACGATAAAGGTAATGAGTGTCCTCTAGTCCATCCAGGGCCCACCCAATGGTCACACCCGATCTGGCCAGACCAGCCCACCATTCTGGTGTGCGCATGGAACCATTGGTGTTGATACGCACAGGTATCTGCTGATCTGCCAACCAATGCACTATTTCATGAGCATCTCGTGCCAGGCCAAAATCTCCCAGGTTGCCATTGAACCAAACACCCTGAGTCAGTTGCGATAAAAAATCCGGTTTAAGGATGTGTTGCAGATCTTGCAGAGTCAGCTCGGTATCAGGGTAACCAGAGTTGTAGTCCAGTCCGCGATAGTTCCGCATGCACATAGGGCATCGAGCATTACAACGAGTGGTCAGTTCGATCTGTACCTGACGGATGTCAGTGATTTTGAGCATGCGGATATTTATAAAATAGCGGTTGACAAAATATAAATAAATCTGTACAATATCTTGTTACATTTCAATAGAATAAAGGAAAAATATGTCGATCGAAGACAGTGCATCGAACGACCGCATGACAAAACAGAGTTGGGACTACCGCAGTGCGTTTCTTACCAAACCACAGATAGACAAGTTGTTTCAAAACAAGATTGATCGTGCGGCCGCCATGTTACGGGCGCAAGAACAGTTCAAAAGATTGGTCAACGAAGACTGATCTCTAGAAGACAGTCCGGCGACGGACCCGAAAGGGCCGCACCATGTATAGCTGGAATCTACCAGTGAACCCATCAGACGTGGTGGGCTACGGGCATCAGGTGGGACAACCACCATTTTTGTGCATGAGTGAGATTGTGAGCGAAAGATTAAGCAATCCCAGTTGCTAGGGAAGAACACCACCCTGATACGATCTGTCCTGTAGAGGGAGAGCACCAGCGACGCTGAAGCTGGAGGAAGTGAGGATATCAGGGGAATCATCTGCCAGGCTGGAACCCTGGAGACACAGTTGGTTCTTAAACACACAGCAATAATCTCACTCATGCACAAAGTCAGTGCTTGCTTACCTAAAAAACTTATAGATTTTGGCAAAAAATACAAAACCAGGGGTTGACAAGGTATAAATAAACCTATACAATAGATACTATTATGGAACTCAGACATACATCACTCATATCGATGCCCAAGACGTTAGGTTGCCAGCCAACATGGTTTGGATCCCTATCAGTCTATACCCGTGCGATCGAGAATAGTGATAGTGGAGGGTCCGTGTAGATCTAGTAGTAATCAGTAGCAGTCTACACAGACCCTGGATCGAAAGATACCAGGGTTTTTTGTTGGATACGCCTAAACGCAACGAGGGTGAGTGCCGGCGTAAAAGAAATAGGCCTAACGGGCGGAGTCCTGGAATAAAATCTCTGGCGGTAACAGAGAAAGTAAGATAGGCAGGCGGGAGATGGTCCCGCAGTATGTCCTCGAAAGAGGCATCATACTGAAGCACACTCTGAGGGTTCGATTCCTGACGGCTGATCACCGAGCGCGGTGCGAGTGTGCTTCATTATGGTTCTTGTTCCCTACGGCGGACTGTAAATCCGTTGCCTTAATATGTAGGGTGGCTGGCGATTAGGTTCGATTCCTTCAGGAACCACCATTTTGCTCCGGCAGCTCTCGGTAGAGCGGGTCCGCTTATAACGGATTAGGCTAGATAAGCCCTGCGTGTGGGTTCGACTCCCACCCGGAGTACCAAACAATGCGTCGGTGGTATAATGGCATTACAGCGGTCTCCAAAACCGCTGATGGGGGTTCGATTCCCTCCCGATGCGCCATTTTTATGTCAAAATGATATATAAGAGATATATACGCATATTACTTTCGTCATCAAAATGCTTAACTTTATCACGCACATCGCTGACCCATTGCTGGATTTTGTCAAGGATGATCCTGTACGACCGGAAATTTCTAGAGAGTTCCGTGTGGCCACCAACAGATTTGTAGCAGCCCTGGTAGAGGAAACTCCTAGGGCCATGGTCTGTGTGAGTCTACATGATTTTGTACCGCAGTCTGTGGAAGATCTCGATGTGCCCAGTGCAGAACCTACCACAGCTATATTCTACACTATCTGGAGTTATGCGCCTGGCGCTGCCACAGAACTATTGTTCCAGACTGTGGATCAGATAAAAAAGTTACATCCCAGAGTCACTAGATTCGTCACACTCAGTCCCAAGACTGACATGGCACGCAGATTTCATCTTAAAAATGGTGCGGTTGTTTTGCAGGAAAACACCACTACCGTCAACTATGAATACAAGCAATACCCTGCGCCCTTTTAGTTAAATGGTATAACAGTTGATTTGTAATCATCAGTTGGCAGTTCGATTCTGTCAAGGGGCACCATCTTACAAAGGAACAAAATGGAATTTTTGCCTGTGCTAGAACTTATAGACCGGCTGTGCATCGCTCGAGTGAAGCATCGCCGTACCAATGGAGCCAACCAAGTAGAACTGGATTGGTATGAAGAAAAGTTTGCCCAGCTTCCGCAGAGTGCCGAGTTAGATTTCAATATCAATGCCATGATGGCTATACATGATGCTATCTGGGAACTAGAATGGCAGTTAAAATCCGGAGTAGAAGAACAACTACCACTGGAGGAGATTGGTCGCAGAGCCATACGTATCCGAGACTACAACAACAAACGCATCAGTTTCAAGAACAGTATAGCCAGTTTGTTGGGGCATCCGGTACGTGAATTCAAGCACGATCATCTCTCAGAAGAAACCATGGTCCGGACACTCCAGGATCATTCAAAATAATTTTCCGTGGCGGCAGAGAGAAACGGTTTACTCGCGAGTCTCATAAGCTCGAAACATTGGGTTCGACTCCCACTTGCCGCAACCACATATTGACCGAAACGCACAAAGGTGTGCGGCCGGACTGTTAATCCGTGTGAGTCAGGTTCGATCCCTGATCGGTCAGCCAAGTTTTGCTCGGTTCGTCTATCGGTCTAGGACACCGCCCTTTCACGGCGGGAAGAGGGGTTCGATTCCCCTACCGAGTACCATAAACACGCACAGGTACCAGAGCGGTCAATGGCGGGGTCTGCAAAACCTTCGATTCGTGAGTTCGAATCTCACCCTGTGCTCCAAAACAATGGTCGGTTAGCTGAGATGGATTAGCACAGTCTTGATAAGGCTGAGACAGTGGATCGTTACCACTACCGACTACCATGGCGATGTAGCATAGTTGGTCTAATGCAACCGCTTCATACGCGGAAGATCGGGGGCTCGAATCCCTCCATCGCCACCATGCTCCTGTAGTACAAAGGCAGTACACGCCCTTGGTAAGGGCGAGACGTCGGATCGTTACCGTCCTGGAGCACCAAACATAGGAAGATGATGCAGCGGTGATGGACTGCGACCAGCCTTGAAAACTGGGTGTCCCGAAAGGGTCTGGGGTTCGACTCCTCCTTCTTCCGCCAAAATATGGTGCCAAAGTGTTCATGGACGCACACGAGCCTGTCACGCTCGAAGAAGGGGATCGTTACCCCTTGGCACCGCCATCCAATGGAGAGTGGGCAGGATGGTAATGCAGCGGATTGCTAATCCGTAGGTTTAGGAAACTAGGCCACAGGGTTCGACTCCCTGACTCTCCACCAACGGTCCTTGGTGAAACGAATATCATGCAACGCTTCGAACGTTGAGTTAGGGGTTTGATTCCCTTAGGACCGGCCAGGCATACACACAAAGGAGGTTACAATGCCTAAGATAGATGTAGAACAAGTGAGAAATTTTATCGAGGCTCAAGGCCCTGACACACGCATCTATCTGGGTGCAGATTCTGAAAGGTTCAAGCACAATCGAGTATGGTGGGCTGAATACACTGTGGTAGTTGTAGTGCATATCAACGGCAACAATGGTTGTAAAATCTTTGGTGAAATGACCCAGGAACGTGACTATGATCAACGTGCAGATCGCCCTAGCATGAGACTGATGAACGAAGTGTATCGTGTGAGCGATATGTTTCAGAGATTGGCACCCGTGCTTGAAGATCGACCAGTGGAAGTACATTTGGACATCAATCCAGATGAAATGTACGGCAGTTCATGTGTTGTGAGTCAGGCCATTGGCTACATCCGTGGTACATGTAATGTGATCCCCATGGTCAAACCCAACGCCTTCGCGGCTTCTTATGCCGCAGATCGCTTGCGTGGTCTGGCCAAGGTAGCATGACCCAACGGCCTTTTCGCCGTTGGTTTTGCGGCTATGATGTTTAACGGTAGCATACGTCCTTGCCAAGGATGACGATCGGGTTCGAATCCCGATAGCCGCTCCAAATCTATGCGGGGTTCGTAAAATGGTATTACCCTAGCCTTCCAAGCTAGAGTCACGAGTTCGATTCTCGTACCCCGCTCCAGCATTACCGACCGTCGTTCAATGGATAGGACATGGAGCTTCTACCTCCAGAATGTGGGTTCGATTCCTGCCGGTCGGGCCATTTTGGCAAAAATAGTGTCAACTATTTCCACGGGTGTGGCGTTAAATGTATACACAGACAACAAAGTCTGTGCTAACCAAAAGGAAATGATATGAAACTCGTAACCGCACTCGTAGCATCTGCATTTGCTGTAACCGCTTTCGCACAGGCACCGGCTCCTGCCAAGAAAGAAGAAAAGAAAGCCGCTCCTGCTGCCGCTGCCGCACCTGCAAAGGATGCCAAACCGGCCGCTCCTAAAAGTGACGCTAAACCGGCCGATAAAAAAGCCGAAGCCGCTAAGAAGTAATCCTACCAGGTACTACCTGGTCCATATAGAAGACAACGAAGATGGTTATTCCATCGAAGATGAAAGCATCTATGTAGGCTATAGGAGACCTGAGCTGGTAAAGAAAGAAATATCACAACATGATGATCTTTCTGAAGAAGTAAAGTTCCGTTTGTGGTTGGCCCGGCAACTGGCCATAATGAAAGCAAGCGGATACGACCTGAGAGCCCAGACCTAGTCTGGGTTTTCTTTTGGGGACATAGTGATAACGAGAGCACACTCGGTTTGCACCCGAGAAGTCGGAGTTTGATTCTCCGTGTCTCCACCAAGTTTTCTGTTGGCGTATAGTGAAGTGGTATCACACCGGATTTTGATTCCGTTATTCTTGGTTCGATTCCAAGTGCGCCTGCCAATGGGGGTATAACTTAGTGATAAAGTAACCGGCTTTTAACCGGTAAACCTGGGTTTGATTCCCAGTGCCCCTACCATATAAAAACACATTGGATGGACGAATGGACAGTCAGCTGACGAGCTATGTGGGTTCAAATCCCACTCTAGTGTGTTTCTATATGGTCAACGCCTCTATAGTGTGCAATGGTAACACGCCTGTTTTGTAATCAGGAAACGCTGGTTCGATTCCAGCCAGAGGCTCCAATAGATACAAGCCCCGGTGACGGAACTGGCATACGTGTTGGTCTTAGAAACCAAATTTTAGGAGTTCGACTCTCCTCTGGGGCACCATATTTGCGGAACTAGCCCAATGGGTAGAGGCGCTGGATTTAAGATCCAGGCAGTCTGAGTTCGAATCTCAGGTTCCGTACCAACCCACACCCCTGTGGGCAAATTGGCAAAGCCGTCTCTCTCAAAAGGAGAAGTTGTTCTGAGTTCGAATCTCAGCAGGGGTACCAAATAACCGAGTGTAGGAAAGTCTGGTTTAATCCGTCTGCTTTGGGAGCAGAAGACCGCAGGTTCGAATCCTGCCACTCGGACCAGTCCGTGGTGTTCTTGGTGTAATGGCAGCACTTGGGTTTGTGGAGCCCACAGCAAGGGATCGATACCCTTAGAACACCCCATATCATGCATCGTTAGTTTAATGGTAAAACGCCCTCCTTACAAGTGGGATAGCGGTGGTTCGATTCCATCACGATGCACCAACCCCGACTAAGCTAATCTAGTGAAAGCGCCTGCCTGAAGAGCAGGAGAGCCTGGCGCGGAACCAGGAGTCGGGACCAACTAGTTATTAATCGTGACCGGGCAATAATCTGATATATACATATCATTTATTGTCAGGAAATTTGCATGGCACAGGCTGTATACAAATCTACTCATCCTATTTTGTTGGCCAACATGAACAAAGGCACTGTGCTGGAGTTAGCGGTAGCAGTGCATCAAGCCGGAGGTTATGCCAGTTTGTGTTCCTGGACCTATGCCGACAATCTCAATATCATGGAACAAGACATCAAGAGTTTTGTTGAAACCACTGGGTCCAGTTCTGTAAATCTCAGTTTCAGTTCCAGTTTGATCAGCAATCCTAAAAAAGTGCTGGAGTTGGTGAAAACCTATGAGATTCCGGTTATAGAAGTGATCTACGGTGGTTACACTTCGCCTCTAAACTGGTGGGACATGGATCCGCAAGAACTGGATCAACGATTGATATCAGCTCTGGGTCCGGTGCATGATCACGGAGTCAAAATCTTCAAAAGGATCTATGATCCGCACACTGTGGAACAACAGAGCAGACATTTTATAGACGGGTTCATGATCAAAGGCAGTGACAGCGCCGGACTGGCCAACCCCAACTACACAGTGCGAGAACTTTTTTTGTTACAGCAGAGTCAGACTCCCAATGCCTACCTTGTGCCTTACGGTGGTGTAGGCACTGCTGAGCAGGTCAAACAATATCTAGATCTAGGCGCAGAGATTGTGGCTGTGGGCACACTGTTTGCAGCCTCCGCAGAAAGCCTTGTTAAACCCGAAACCAAAAAGGCCATGATAACAGCCACTGCCAAGGATCTAAAAACATTTGCTGTTCCACAAGGCATGCCCATTGAAGCCAATGGTGGTGTAATAGATCGTCTTAACGCTGATATTGACAACGATCAACGACGACAACTGGCTTTGAAATTTGATCCCTATCTAGGACCCGACGATTCTAATCACACCGAAAGCCTAGTACATGGTATATGGAAAAAGAACACCACCCGTGGCCATGTGTTTGCAGGCCACTCCATAGATCATGTCACGGATGTGATGCCATGCCAAGCCATTGTGGATAAACTTGTTGCTCACGTAACTCAATAATAGACCTAAATGCGTGTAAACATTTTTCCCAGTTGTTCCAATTCGTTTCATCAAATCTTATACTGACACCGACTCTACGTCCTTGGGCCCAAGGGTCTACTCTGAGAGTATTGGTTTTTTTAGCAAAAGAGTATGATTGTTTTTTCGGTGGAGTATGATATATCAATCCATGCGGTACGTCTACTCTGACCAAAGTAGGTCCGGTAATCTTGATTTTTTCCAACAGAATCGCATCCGGGGGAATGCCTTTTTGTTGGTAGGCACCATAATGTATACCCGACAACTGACGAAATATAAAATCATTAGGAATAGATGGCGGATACACCTCCGGTAACACTGACATGTCATACCAGTGCCACTCACACTGTGTAGAGGGATTTGCCTCCCAGTTTAACCCGCATCGCAATGGTTTCCATTGACCATGTTCGTCTAATGTGATATCTTTATGTACTATCCGATTAGCCAATGTTGATGATGCTTGTAGGTCCTTATGGGGACTGTTAAATACTACTATAAACTTAGGTCGTAAATGATGAGACTTAAAAAAATCAACAGCTAGGTTAGACAATACAGAATCATCATAGATGTAGTAAGGAGGGGCTCGTACACTGATGATTTGATCATAATCAATAAACAATGATCGAGGGTCTGGTATGTTTACCGAAGCATAGTATTGATTCATGAGAATATTTATGGTTGACCGTTTTGATATTCTATAGTATAATACAAGATTAAGAAAGGAGGGCAAGATGCCTAGTGTATTTTTAGTATCAGACACGCATTTCGGACACGCAGGCGTTTGCCGCTTCACTCGCAACGATGGTGTCACAAAACTTCGTCCATGGACAGATCCAGACGAAATGGACGAGTTCATGATCCGAGCTTGGAACGAACGTGTTCGCCCTAACGATAAAGTTTATCACTTGGGCGACGTGGTTATCAATCGTCGGGCCTTGAAAACATTGAGCAGGCTCAATGGCGACAAGGTCCTTATCCGTGGCAATCACGACATTTTTCGTGATGATGAATATCGTGCGTACTTTCGTGAACTACGTGCATACCATGTGATGAATGGAATGATTCTTAGTCACATTCCTGTTCACGCAGAAAGTCTTGGACGCTTTGGTGTCAATATCCACGGACACTTGCACGCCAATCGTGTGAAACGTGCTCGTGGTGTAGATGCTCGCACAGGGGAAGTCCTATACAGCGATGAAAACGATGTTCGGTATCACTGTGTGTGCGTGGAGCAGACCGATTTTGCACCCATCTTGTTTGAAGATGTGATCAAGCGTATTCAAACAGAAGGTGGCGAAATCGGTTTCAGGAACGGCAACGGTTCTGCTATGTGATCAACAGAACGCTTCGTGCGTTCTGTTGTCATTGACACCTTGGTTGTTTTGTTGTATAATAACTAATCAAAAAGAGGAAATCATGCCAAACAAAATTTCAAGCCGTAGTTCAGAACTGGATATGGAAGCCTGCGTGAACAATGCTGGTAGCCGATATGATCTAGTGATTGCTGCTTCGCAACGCCTGCGTGAAATGAAACAGCGAGCCAAAGCCAACAACACACATGCCACCACTATCGATGCTCTCAAAGAAGTGGAATCTGGCACCTTTAGCATGAGAGATTATTTGAACAAGGTAAAATAACATGTCTAGACCACAATCATCCACTCACACTGTTTCTCGCATATGGACCAAAAGTGAAAAACGCGAACATGCCTCACGCCAAATCATGGAGGCCCGTAAACGCACCCATCAAATCAACCGACAGTTTGCCCAGCAACAACGCATGAACTGATCGGTGTCACAGAGTTGGCTATATAAATAATCCAGATGCCAACTATCACTAACATTCAAGACCTCCGTGTCTTACATCAAAAACATACTCCCCGATTATTTTATCAACACACTGATTCGGGTTCGTGGTCGGAATCTACTTACCGAGCCAACGAACACGACTTACAACAAATACGATTCCGTCAACGAGTGGCAGTAGACCTAGCCAATCGTACTACTGGTACCACCATGCTTGGACAACCAGTGGCAATGCCAGTGGCCCTGGCACCCACTGGGCTGGCCGGGCTACAACATGCTGATGGAGAAATCTTGGCCGCACAGGCCGCCGAACAGTTTGGCGTTCCTTTTTGTCTGAGCACCATGAGCATCTGTTCCATCGAAGATGTGGCCAGCCATACTACTCGCCCTTTTTGGTTCCAGCTGTATGTGATGAAAGATCGCGCATTCACCCAGAGTCTGATCCAGCGTGCTCAGGCCGTCGGGTGCTCGGCGCTGATGCTGACCATGGATCTGCAGATCCTAGGACAACGCCACAAAGATGTCAAAAATGGACTCACTACACCCGGAGTGAGCTTGAAAAATCTACTGGACATAGCGTCTCGGCCGCAGTGGTGTTGGCGCATGCTGAACACACCTCGCCGTACATTCGGCAACATCGTAGGACATGCCTCGGGCGTGACGGGCTCGCCTTATGCCTGGATCGCCAGCCAACTAGCATCGGACGTGGGTTGGAGTGATGTGGACTGGGTCCGACAGCTTTGGAAAGGTCCGTTGATCATCAAAGGCATCATGGATCCGCGAGACGCTGTCATAGCCGCCGATCATGGTGCTGATGCCATCGTGGTTTCCAATCATGGCGGTCGGCAACTCGATGGGGCTGTGTCTACCATACAGGCCCTGCCCGAAATACTGGAGGCCGTGGATGGTCGTGCCCAGATCTGGATGGATGGAGGAATACGATCCGGTCAAGATGTATTGCGGGCCTGGGCCATGGGCGCACAAGGTACCATGATCGGACGACCCTGGCTCTACGGGTTGGGCGCACTGGGCAAAAAAGGTGTCACACGATGCCTAGAAATCATACATAAAGAACTGGATCTCACCATGGCATTCACAGGTCATAGAGACATACATACAGTTACCCAAGATGTGCTGTATCCTGGCACATTTCCTACCAGCCAAAGGAATCAAAAATGAGTAAAATGACTGATCTTATCAAAAGTGCCCTGGACAAAAAACGTGGTATACACCACCCCGAAAACACCGATGCACCACAGGTCACCAAAAAAGTCTCGCAACCCAGATCACCGGTAACTGGCAAAAAGCCCGCTACCAGACCTGCAGGACGTGGCCGATGAATCACTATGTGATCCGCCTCAACATCCAGCCCTGTGAACAACAGTTCATGTGGCGCATATTTGAAAATGGAGTGGAGCAACCTTGCGCCAGCGCGGTGCGTATCGAGGTACCCAGCTACAGCGAGACCACCCAGGAGTCCTATCCAGATCGGTTTGGTAGATTCGAGCGTAACAACATGGCCTGCGACGGCTACGCCCACTGGAAAGATGGTGAAATCACCATCACAGCAGCGCCGTGATTTGCTGCAGAGATCATAAATACTCCAGCACCAGATCAGGTGTTAAAAAATCCCCTCGGGTTGTATCGCTATTAAATAAAACTGTAGCATCACTGTACATCTAATCAAAAGGCTTGCAAAGGCACAGCGATTGTTTTATTATACTAGTGTAGCGACCAAATATTGAGAAATCTTCTCAATATGTTTCAAGCAGTAAAAAACATCAACGATAGGAAATCTTATGCAATCGACAATACCTGCGCTGGCGCCCTATGGCGGACCTTGGCTTGTAGCCGGGTTTATGCTGGCCTTTTTCTTTTTTATGTTTTACCTCAGCAAGTGGTGGTCAGGCGGATATGACCAAAACAAATCACGCTACCTAGTGGCAGACCGTGAGCTGGGCTTTTGGCAGACCGGAATGAGTGTGGGCGCCAGTTACATCTGGGCACCGGCCATGTTTATTTCAGCCACCAGAGCCTATGAACAAGGTTACGTGGGTTTCTGGTGGTACATGATCGGTAACATCGTGGCTCTCTTGCTGTATGCCTTGTTGGTCAACCGCGTGATCAACAGATTCCCAGGAGGTTTTACACTCAGTGACTTTATGGGAGTACAACACAGTAACCGAGTACGTTACGTATTTTGGTTGAGCTTGATTGGCCTGACCATCGGCGCTTTTGCCACACAGTTGTTGGCAGGTGGCTTGTTCATCAAGTTCCTAACAGGCATGGATTATTTCTGGGCCACTGTGTTGATTACCGCTGTGCCATTCTTGTATTGTGTGTTCTTTGGTTTCAAAGCCTCGGTGATCACTGATATGAGCAAAATGGCTGTGATGTGGTTGGTAGCCGTTGGTGCTGCAGTTTGGATCGCAGGTCTACAAGGTGTAGACGTAGTGATCAAGGGCATGAATGGTATTTCAGGCGAGTTTGTCAGCTTCTTTGATGACAAAGGCATCATGGTCGCTACCACGTTTGGTATTGCTGCTTTGATTGGTCTCACCAGCGGTACAGCCGGTGACCAAGCTCTTTGGCAACGTGCTTTTGCTGTCAAGGATCCTACCACACGTCGCAACGGCTTCTTGTTAGGTACGTTCTTCTACTGCTCAGTGCCTTTTGCCATGGCCGTGATTGGTTTTGCGGCTGCAGGTGCAGGCTTCAAGATCACTGGCGGTAACCAGTATATCAATGCTGCGTT